AAATCCGTAACCCGCGTACGTGGAAAGCGTACGGATACTCCCCAGTCGAGCAGATAATGGTGACTATCAACATTGCGTTGCGCCGTCAAATCTCGCAGCTCCAGTATTACACCGATGGTTCAGTCCCCGACACCATCTTGTCGGTGCCGGAAGGTTGGACGCCGGACCAGATAGCGCAGTTCAAAACGTGGTGGGACAGTATTCTGCGTGGAAATACGGCAGAACGACGCGGAACGATGTTCGTCTTCAATGGCACGAAGCCGTATGCGACGAAGGATAAGGTGCTGACTGATAAGATGGAAGATTGGCTGGCGCGTGTCGTCTGCTTCGCTTTCCGTGTGTCGCCGCAACCCTTTGTCAGCGCATTCAACCGGGCGACGGCCGAGGCCTCGAAAGAGCAGGCTAAAGAAGACGGCATCGGGGCCTTGATGACATGGCTCAAGTTGCAGTTCGATAGTATGATCGCAAAACAGTGCGGTCAGCCGAACTATGAATTCCGATGGAAGGAAGAAGACGAAACCGATCCGTTGACCAAGGCGAAGATCAACGATCTCAAAATCAAGAACGGCACGAAGCGTATCAACGAAGCGCGTGCGGAAGACGGCCAAGACCCAGTGCAAGGCGGCGATACGCTGCTACTGTTCACCCCCGGCGGCGTCGTGCGGTTGTCCGATGTTGTAAACGCGCCGGCGGAAGTGCTGGCCACGCCCCAGCAAAACACGGCCCAAGGCGACATTTTTGCGCAACAGGGCGGAAAACCCGCTGGAAAACCGACGCCCAAAGCCCCGCAAAATACGGCAAGCAAGCTGGCGAAAGTTGCTCCGTCAGGGGTGTCGATGGTACGTTTGACGGCGTTGGCGAGGTCCGTTCTTGCGAAGTTGCGGCATAGTGTACTGAAGCAGGTTCTGACTTTGCTGGGAAAAGTGAACGAAGGCGACATTGTTGACCGTCTAGACCTTTCCGACTTTTCCGAGATGACCGAGGAACTGGTCGATGAACTGATGAAGGCGTTGGCTGAGGGGTGGCAGGCGGGAATGCTCGAACAGAACGCAAACGTGACGTTCGATAATCAAGTTGCTGCGGATTGGGCTTCGCAGCACGCCGCCGATCTTCTCGGAAACGGTGGAGTCCTTGCAGACAGTACACGTGTGTTTATCCGTGAACTCGTCGCCAAAGCAATTCGTGAACAGTGGACGCCAGAAGTATTGGCGGACCAGTTGCAGAACGCGTACGCTTTCAGCGACACGCGAGCGCGCACGATTGCCGACACTGAATTGTCGACAGCGATGATTAAAGGAAATTTGGACGCATGGAAGGCGTTGGGTGTTGAAGGAAAATCCTGGCTTACTGCCGCTGACGAAACTGTTTGTCAGGTCTGCGTGGATAATCAGGGTGATGGTGTAATTCCGCTTGATCAACCGTTTAGCTCTGGGGATCAAGGTCCTCCAGCGCATCCGAACTGCCACTGTGACGTCCGTGGCCACAGCAAAATTGGAGAATGAGCATGCCAACCGCAAAAACATTTCAGCGCTTCGCTCGGCTGTCGAAAGTCGATGAAAAGAAGCGTCAAGTAACCGGTATCATCGCGTCATCGATCTTGGACCGCGACAACGAAGTTCTCGATTATGAGTCGAGCAAGCCTCACTTCGAGGCATGGTCCAGGGACGTGCAGAAAGCATCGAAGGGCAAGTCCGTCGGCAATGTGCGTGCGATGCACGGCAACGTTGCAGCAGGTGTCCTCAATGAAATCACGTTCAACGACGCAGCCAAAGAAATTACCGCCGTCGCCCACATTACCGACGACCAGGAATGGAAGAAGGTTCTCACGGGCACGTACACTGGCTTCAGCATCGGTGGGACCTATCTACGTAAGTGGAAAGGTGATGACGACAATCGTCATTACACCGCCAAGCCGAGTGAAGTATCGCTGGTGGATCGCCCGGCCAATCAGGACGCGACGTTCGACGTCATCAAGAGCGACGGCTCGACCGAAGTCCGGAAGTTCGCCAAAGTCGAAGAAATCGATGAAGGCGGCGACGAAGAAGAAATACGCAAAAACCTCCGGAAAGAAATCGTCGGCGACGTCCTCGCGGCTCTGAAGGAAGCCGGCGTCCTCAAATCGGCCGGTTCGGATGACGACGAGGAAGAAGATGACGAGGAAGAGGATGACAATGAAGTCATCAAGCTGCGCAAGGCCGTCGACGAGTCGCTCAGCGCGATGACGAAAATTTCCGGTGACCTCGCCAAGCTGCAGAAAGCCAATGCGGACAAGGACAAAGAAATTGCCGATCTCAAGGCGAAGATCAAACGCCCGAGCACCACTGTGGTGAACAAGAAAGACGACGGCAAAGCCAAAGACGACAACGTCGTCGACGAAACTCTGATGGTAAAAGATGCGAGCGGCGCCGTGGACACGGCGGCCTCTGTCATCAAAGCTACGCTGTCGAAAGGCGGCGTTCGTGTTCTGGTTTAATCTGGCCCTAATCGCAATCTTTTCTGGAGAAATATCATGCCTGCTGTACAAGATCTCAACTTGGTGATGAAAGCGCTGGAATCAGCGCTGCAAAAGCCACTGCCGAGCGAAGCGATGATGAAAGCGGCCGGGTGGCTGCAATCGTCGTCCGCGACGAGCGGCATCACGATGTACGATCTGGAACTCGGCGCCAAGCAACTGTTCCCGGTCCTCACTCCGCTCCGCAACAGTATTGCCCGCATCGGCGGCGGTACCGGTACGGCGACCAATTGGCGCGCAGTCACCGGCATCAACACGACCAACATTGAAGCCGGCGTGTCCGAAGGCAACCGTGGCGCGACGATCACGCATTCGACGCAGGACTTCACGGCGGCGTATCGCGGCATCGGCCTGGAAGACTTCGTCACGTTCGAGTCCGACTATGCGGCAATGGGCTTCGACAACGTCCGGGCCTTGGCTGTCGCTTCCCTGCTCTCCGCTGTGATGATTCAGGAAGAGCAGCTGATCCTCGGCGGCAACACCAGTCTGGCCCTCGGCACCACTCCCACGCCGTCCACAACCACGTCCACCACGGGCGGCACGCTCGCAGCCGCGACGTACAATGTGTTCTGTGTGGCACTCACGCAGAACGGGTACTTCGTCTCCAGCGTGGCCGGCGGCGTGCGTGCAGCGGTCTCGCGTACGAATGCTGACGGTTCCTCGGACAACTACGGCGGCGGTTCCGCCCAGAAGTCCGCGGCAGCGTCGCAGGTGACCACGGGCGCAACGTCGACCATCTCAGCATCCGTCACCGCCGTCAATGGCGCCGTGGCTTATGCGTGGTACTGGGGTACCGCCGGCAATGAATTGCTGGGCGCCATCACCACCATTAACTCTGTGCTGATCTCTGCCAACGCAACTGGTACGCAGAATATTTCTGCCTTGCCGTCCAGCGACAACAGCCGCAACGCGCTGGTGTTCGATGGTTTGCTCACGCAGATCTTCACCAGCGGTTCCAACGCCTACATCAACCGTCTTGCGACAGGTGTAGCGGGTACCGGTACGCCGTTGACCAGCGCCAACGATGGCGGCATCGTGGAATTCGATACCGCACTCCGCGCGTTCTGGGACAACTATCGTCTCTCGCCGAACGAGATCTGGGTGAGCTCGCAGGAACAGCAGAACATCACCAAGAAGATCATGGCTGCTCCGTCGACGGCGGCCCAGCGGTTCGTGTTCAACGTCTCGCAGGGCAGCATCATGGGTGGTTCGGTCGCGCTTTCGTACCTGAATCGCTTCGGTATGGCGGCGGGTACGGCGGGCGGCGAGTACGCCATGGGCTCGCAGCTGCCGATCAAGGTGCATCCGAATCTGCCTCCGGGCACGGTGGTTTTCCGCACGACGGCGTTGCCGTACAAGCTGAACAATGTGCCGAATATCTTGCAGATCAAGACTCGGCGCGAGTATTATCAGCTGGAATGGCCGCTGCGTACGCGCAAGTATGAATACGGCGTTTACGCGGACGAAGTCTTGCAGAACTACTTCCCGCCCGCGTTCGGTGTTATTTCCAACATCGGCAACGGTTAATCGTCAGGGTAGTGCATAGCGCGTCAGCGCTTCTTGGCGGGTAGGTTTCCAGTCGGGCTTACCCGCCCTTTTTCGAGGATAAGACAATGGCCAAGAATCAGAAAGAGGAACAGCCGGAACAACAGCCGGAACAACAGCCGCCCGTAGGTGAACCTCAACAGACGAAGTTGATGGTGGACATCGACGCGGTGGACATGCAGATTCCCGAAGGCGGTGGCGGCATTCTTTCCTACATGGGTGAGATGTATCAAGCGAAAGACGGCGTCGTCCGCGTGCCGAAGGGCGCAATGCAGTGGTTGCTGGATAACGGATACAAGGTCGTGTCGTGACTATCGCGCAGTCGCCAATTGATCTGACGGTAACGGCGGCAGTCGTCGCTTATATGGGCGGCAATGCTCCGCCGCAAGCGGCGTTGGATCAGATCCAAACCTTGATCACGAACATCAGCTCGTGGGTGGCTCAGTTCTGTTCGCGAAACTTCAATCTTCAATCATACACCGAATACCGCAACGGACGAGGCACCCGGCAGATGTTCACCCTGCAACGCCCGATTGCGTCGGTCAGCGTGGTACAGATCGGTCCCACGGTAGTGCCGCCCATCATAGCTGGTCCGGCTGTCGACACCGGTGGATATAAGTATGACGACAAGTCGATCTACGTCTTCAGCCCTTACTGCTTCGATGCCGGCAACCAGAACATACTGTTCACGTATACAGCTGGGTGGCAGACTCCCGGAATGGGAGGCCCCGTCACTTTACCACAGTCTCTGCAACAGGCGGTCATCGAGGCGGTGGCGGATCGGTACAAACGGCGTGACTATATCGGCGTCGCGAGTCGGTCGATAGCCGGCGAAGCGATCACATATATCCAGAAAGATTTACCCACGTCGGCAGCATCCGTCATCAATTCTTTCAAACGTGTCGACATACCACTGCAATGAGCACGGTAGCAGAACTCCAAGCGAAACTTGAGCGTATGCCGAACGCGGCATTGGCTGAAGTTTACAAAGAAATGCTGTTGATCGGCGTTGACGCGGTCGGCAACATCAAGCAACGCTTGAGTTCTGGCGCGCAGGGCGGCCCACGTAGCCGTACTGGGCTTCTCTCTCGCAGTATTCAAAGTAAGGTCTTGAACATTGGAGACGAAGTTATCAGCCTTCAAGTCGGTGTGTTCGGCGGCGTACCGTACGCCCGTGCACTGGAAGAAGGTTCGAAAGCTCACCGTATCTTAGCAACAGTTTCGAGGGCTTTACGTTTTAGAGTTCAGGACAGATTTATCTTCAGGAAAAGTGTGCAACATCCAGGCAACCGCGCGTATCACTTCATATCCGACGAGGCTAAGGCTACAGAAGTGAGTGCTCGCGAGCGGTTGCAGGCGGCGGCATTGAGGGGGTTATATGGTGCGTGAAGACATTTACTCGGCGTTCTTTTCGATTCTGCAGTCAGCGCAGGGATTTCAAACGATTTCCCGCAAGCTGGCACACATTGATGATGTCCCTAAGGAGAGTATGCCTTATGCGGCGCAAAATCAAATCCGCGAAACGCCGTTTGCAGATACGCTCAGTGGGCCGAGTGCAACGCAAATTGAACTTTCGTGGTTTATCTACGTGGCCGAGAGTTCGGATTCTTCAGTACCTTCCGCTCCGATACTGAACGCGGCAGTCGATTCGGTGATGAATTTGCTGCCAAGTGTCGCCAATCCTGTGACGCTACAGGTTAACAATCAAACCTACATCGTTATCCGTGGGCCGGTACAATACTTTGAAGGGCTGTTAGGCGATAAGGCCGCAGCAAAGATAGACTTCATCGTACGCGTACCTTTCGCTTAGTCCTTCAACTGAACAGGTGCCAACATGCCTCAGCCAACTGTCAATTATGTGTGTCAGCAGAACGTATTGTATATTGCTGATCCCACGAATCTCGGTAGCGTACTTCCCGTTGTCGCGCTGAATGGATTTCAGGGCCTCGGCGGTACAAAGTCGTCTATCAAAACCACCAATCTCGATTCAATCGGGTATGACGAGTTTGCCCCCGGTCTTGTCGACCCCGGCAAGCCAAGCGGCAGCGTTATTCTAAATTATGGCGATGCTTCGCATCAGCTGTGCCAGAAGTTGCTCGGCCTCGGCAGTCTCGTGACGACGCAATTCTTTTACGGCCAAGCGGACAGCGCCACGGCGCCGACCGCTCCCGGTGGCGTAATGACTCCTCCCGTTAACGCGGCAATCGCTGCCCCCGGCACGGTCACGCCGTCCACCAGCACGACAGGCGGCACACTTGCGGCAGCTACGTACTTCTACAAACTGACGGCGTTGAACAGCGCCGGTGAAACTACGGTCTCGCCCGAAGCGACTCAGGTGACGACCGGTGCCACCAGCACCGTGACGTTGAACTGGTCGGCGGTAACTGGCGCCACGGGGTACAGGCTCTATCGTTCCACTGTCACCAATCAGGAAAAGTTCTTGGTGCAGCTCGGAGCGGTGATAACGTACATCGACACCGGCGCGTTGACTCCAACGCTGGTCACGCCGCCCACGTCGAATACTACGCAAGCGTACGCGCGTAGCGGATGGCTGTTCAGCGGCTTCGTAGCTGAATTTGCTTTCCAGTCGCAGGTGAACAACGTCGCAATGTGCAAGCTCACAATTCAGGCGACCGGTTCGCGTACGATGATTCCTGGTGGCGGAAACCTCGCCATCTAGTTCTGCTGACTAACCTCGGAGAAAAGAAATGCCTCAGCCAACTGTCAATTATGTATGTCAGCAGAATGTGCTCTACATTGCTGACCCCACCAATCTCGGCAGTGTCTTGCCGGTGGTTGCCCTCAACGGTTTTCAAGGTCTTGGCGGCACGAAATCCTCGATCAAGACGACGAATCTGGATTCGGCGGGATACGATGAATTCGCGCCGGGTTTGGTCGATCCCGGCAAACCGTCCGGTTCAGTGATCTTGAACTATTTGGATGCTTCGCATCAGCTGTGCCAGAAGTTGCTGGGGTTGGGTAACACCAGTCAAACCAGTTTCTTCTATGGGCAGGCCGATTCCACTATCACGCCAACTGCGCCCGGCGGTGTGATGACCGCGCCGACTGTTCCCAGCTGCGCCACGCCCGGTACCGTAACTCCAGGAACTTCCACCAGCGGCGGCACGCTCGCGGCGGCGACGTACTTCTATAAGATCACTGCGCTGAACGCGGCTGGCGAAACACTGCCGTCCCCCGAAGCCTCGCAGATCACAACCGGCTCGACGTCCAGTGTCAGTTTGTCTTGGTCGGCTGTGACCAACGCTACGGGGTACAACGTTTACCGCAGCAACTCGACCGGTACGGAAAAACTGCTCACGACGCTCGGAAATGTTTTGTCCTATATCGACGTTGGGCCGTTCTACGTCGGGACGGTCAGTCCGCCAGCGGCTAACACAACTGCCGGCTTTGCACGGAGTGGATGGCTGTTCAACGGTTTTATCGCCGAGTTCAGTTTTCAATCGCAGGTCAACAACGTGGCAATGTGTAAGCTCACCGTTCAGGCCACTGGCGCACGCCAGATGGTGGTCCGTGGGGCTGCCGCACTGATTTAATCGAAGGGATGTAACCGTTCAATCGCCGCTCCAGTGTCGTGAACCTGAATCCCTTCCAGGTTTGTCCTCGCCGACATTGGAGCGGCGACCCTACTTAAAACGAGGATACAAACATGAAACGCGAAGAAATTCTTGCAATGGTCGCCAAGGTCGCCGGTTCTCCGTCTGTTCAAAAGGAAGTGGACATCGGTAACGGCAAGCAGATGTTCACTTTTCTGCGGCTGCCGTTTGTCGAAGTCGACAAGTTGCGCCTCCGTGCCATCGGCGAAGATGGTAAGTTCAACAAAGAACTCCACGCAGGCGCGAAGGCTCGTCTTGTGGCAGCGGCCCTCGTCGACGACAACGGAGAACACGTGTTCTCGGAAGCTGTGGCCATGCAGCAATTCGCCAGTATTATCGAGCCGCTGGCAGCTGCCGCCGAAATGGTGAATGGGTTGACAACTCCGGCACAGGATGAAATCGCAAAAAAGTCTCTGCCCGCCGCAAGTTGATTCAGCTCGCGCTCGAAGTCTTCTTCGTGCCGCCGAGTGTTCTTGAATCGACACTGACTTATGTCGACTTCATAGAAATTCATGAGTACTACCGGCTACGCGCTGAAGAAGATAAAGAGGAAAACCCTGAGCATGTGCCTACGTCGCCGAAAGAAACGAAGAACGCTCTGGAAGAATGGTTGAAAGATCCAGAGCATGTCGTGATGGTAGATTAAACTCGGAGATCCTGTCGTGTCAGACATTGATCCAGTCATATTTCGATTGCTTGCTGACTCGACAGGACTTCGATCTGAGTTTCAGAGCGCGGCTACTGTTGCTCAGCAGGCGGGCGAAGTCATCGACAACAGCGTGTTGGACGCGGCGGCCGCCATGCAACAGGCGACCGCCGTTTCCCAACAATACGCCGCCACATTCCCGCAAACTCTTGCCAGCGCCCGCGAAGCGGCAACCGCCATTCAGCAATTGAATGCTGTTACGCTGGCTCAGACGGAGGCTGAGAAAGCCGCCGCCACTGCCGCCATACAGGAAACAGCGGCGCAGGTTCGTCTGAATGAAGCCTTCAATGCGCAGGTGAAAGCGCGCGTGGAGGCACAGATAGCTTCGGCCAACATGCGGAAAGAAGTCGAAGCCATGCTGGCCGCGACTCAGGCGGAAGTGGACGCTTCCAAGGCTGTGTCTGTCTCGCGTGTTCAGGAAGCAGAAGCGACGACTGTAGCTACTGTCAGTAGTCGGACTTACTATGAAGTCGGCGTGTTGGGTAGTGAAGCTATGTCCGGTAACTTCGCCCGCATGCAGCGAAGTTTGGCGGCGCTCGGCAACAGTACCGGGTTCTTAAAGTCATTGGCCACCTCTATTGTCGAGTTGTCCACTGAAACGCAGGGGTTCCTGATAATTCTTATTTCACTCGGCCTCGCGTATCTGCAGCACGCGAAGTACGTTGAAAATCTTGAAAAGGCCGTAGAATCGACTGGCAACATCGCGGGTAAGACTACCGCGCAGCTCGACGATATGGCTCAGTCTATTGGTAAGTCTACAACCTACTACAGCGCGGCGCGAGATGCTGTAGCTGAACTTGCCAAGAGCGGCAAGGTCGCTGAAGAAGTTTTCGCTGATGTGGCGCAAGGTGTCGTGGCATGGTCGGTCTTGACCGGCGAAAAAGCTGAGAAAGTTGCGCAGGACTTTGAGAAAATTGCCGACGACCCGATCAAGAAATTGGCGGAGCTGAATGAACAGTGGCATTTCCTGACCATTGCTCAGTATCAGCAGATAGACGCAGAACAAAAAGCTGGCGATACGGCCAAGGCCGCCGCCGACGCGCAGGAGTTGCTTGCCACTGCCGGTGTCCGTCGTCTGCAAGACTTGGAACAGCATCTGCCCCCGGTGATTCGCTACTGGCACGATGCGACGACAGCTGCCGCCGATTTCTGGAACGCCGTGCTGCACGTTGGCGCGACTGAATCTACGGATAAACAGCTGGCCGACATTCAGGACCGCGCCCGTGTAGCTCTCACTGAAATGCAGCGCTTGAAATCCGCTGGCCAAGAAGACACAGCAGAATACGCCAATCTTCTGTTGACATACAACAACGCAATCACTGCGCAAAAAGAGTTGTTTGCTTCAACTACTTTTCAGGCCCAGAAATCGGCTGAAGCATCTGCTAAACAGAAAGCGGCCGATCAAGAAGCCCAGGACGCGGCTATTGCAGCCCAACGCAACATTGATGGGGTGGTTCAGCGCTATGCTAAAGAAGAAACAGCCCTCGACAAGATCAGCAAGTTACAGAAAGAACTCATCGCCAACTTCATGGCAGGCGGCGACTTGCCGAAGGGAATTTCAGTTGATCTTAACACGAATACGCTTAGCGGGCCTAAGTGGGAGGAGATAACCCACAACATCATGCAAGCGGCCGGCGCCTATAAAGGGTTGGCGGCGGAAGTCGCACGTTACAATGAAGCTATCAAAGCACAGAACGAGGACCAGATCAACCTCGATCGTATGCTTGGGGATTTCGAGGGAAAAACCGATAACGTCGCGAAGATTTACCAGAAGTGGAACGATCAGCTTGAACGTTACGAGGAACTGCAAGGCAAACTGCTGGACGACGATCAGAAGGCGATAGACAACGCCACGACACTTGCTGAAAAGCAGGCGGCCGAGGCGAAGATGACCAGCGACTTAGCGCAGGTCAATCAAGACTTGGCCGCTGCTCAGTTGGCCGTGTCACAGAACGCCGAAGCTGAAGTCAAGGCGTTGGGCAGCTTCGACGATATTCTGAAGAAGCTCCAGGACGATTTTTCCAAGGAGGAAGAAAACGCCGGTCTAATGACCGACGCGCGTAAGATCGCCATTCAGGTTGAGAACGCTGAAGCCGAGGCGTTGCGCATGTTACAGAAGGAGCAGGGCAAGAACGCTCAGTTGTCGGACGAGCAGAAAGAGAAGATTGAAGAAGAGGTCGCCGCCCATTACGCGGTAATGACGGCCATCCAGCAACACATGAAGATAATGCAGGAGTTCCAGAAGATCGCCGAGAGCGGGCTCGACGGTATCAGCAACTCCATTGCACAGTTCATGACCGGCGGTATCAAGTCGTGGAAGGATTTTGAGAAGTCAATCCTCGGTGACTTCACGCAATTCATTGCGGCCATGATTCAACAGATTCTAAAGTTGACGATCTTTAACGGGATCATCAACAGTGTGTTCGGCTTGACCGGAGCGTCTGCTCTTCCCACGGCTTCCTTCGGCAGTTTGCTCGGCAGCGCCGCGAGTGGAACAGGGTTCGCTGGCTGGCTCGGCGGACTGTTCGGCGGCGGAGGCGGGGCGGCGGTTGCGGCTGGTGACACTGGTGGCGGCTTGCTCGGCATTCCTGGATTGACCGACTCTATCACCAATTCTTTCAAGCAAATTTTCGGTATCGGTGCTGGGGCTCCGTACTATGATCTGAACGGCGGCGGCGTATTATTGTCGGGCGACGGCGGCACGTTAGGGAGCAATGTCGGTCAGCCGTGGATGACTTCGGATTTTGGAGACTACGGCGGCGGGCTGGGTAATGCTGGCGGCTGGCAGTTTAGCAATGGCGGCTATGGCTCGCCCCTTGGCCAAGGACTAGGCATCGCTGGCGGCGTGCTGGCAGGCTACGGCGAGTTTAATGCGGCTGGTGGCGGCCTCGCGGGGCTCGCTGGTGGCGCGGCCTACGGCGTGGGCTCGTACC